ATAGCGTTTGTTTTTCAGCAAATCATAAAGCACCCATGCCGGGTTATCGCTCCACGCTGCTTTAAACGTACCGTCCCAAATGCCGTTATAAGCCCGTGTTTCCGGGTTATAGTTACTCGGCACTTGTACGATGATTCCGTAAACATCGTAAGTGCGGTTAGGGATACTCGAAAAATAATCCGAATCAAACTTGATGCCGACAAGTGCGGTATTCGGATAAGCTAACTGCGTTTCGATGATTTCGGTATAGCTCGCCCAAATTGTGTTATTTTGTAAACGTTGAGATTTACTATCATCATTCAACCGTTCCACGCGCACCGTAAACGGTGTAGGCGGCAGGTTATCAATCTCAATTTGGCGCAAATACTGTGAACTGTACTTGCCGTTAATCGTTAACGGGATTACACGCTGACCGATGGTAATATTCATCGTTACGCTCGCACCGTGCGTGTCTCCCTGATCGTTTTGCGAAAACAGGCTTTGTACACCCAAGGTTAACCGTAAGCGCGATACTTTGCTATCCGATACCGTACGGGTTAACGGCGTATTCTTGCGCACCTGCGTTCCGACCGAAATTTCTTTTTCGGACGTGTTGAAGCCCTCAAGAATATCCTGATCTTGAATACCAATGCGCCCTTCGGCTTCCACATTGCTAAAATTGTAGGTTCCGTCCTTGTTTTGAATTGGCGTGTTGTCCAAGAAAACAGACTGCACACCATTAACTAAGCCTTTAACTTCGCCCTCGGAAACAATCTCAATGATTCTTACTGCCTGTTTACTGCGTCCAGATTCCGGCGCTTCATACGGCGTATGACCGCCGCCACCTCCACCACCGCCCATGTGTACCT